GGTCATTCTCCGCTAGAAAGCGGAGTAAGAAAAGTGGGATCTCCCACAAAGCCTTATCTTTTCTAAGGCTAGCAGCTGGTCTTAACGACCAGAGTGGTACCGAAAAACAGGTACTTGATATGCCCCTTTCATATAGGGGGCTTCAAAAGTGCAAGTCTATCATGGCTTGCGTTGATGGTCTGGTTATCCAGATCCTACTGAGCTTCCCTGAGAAGCCTGAAATTCAAAATTGGAAATATTTTGATAGATTGACTCGTGTTCTTATGCACGGGTTTATAGACGACTGGTTTCGTACCAATCCAGATAAAGTCTCTTTCTTTGAGACGATTAAATCCCTTCGTGGGGACGTTAAAAGGTTGGGGTTTAACCCTTCCACTACCTTACAAGATGTAAGGGTTCCGAGAGAACTTAGTATTCTCTTGCAATGTTTCCGAGATATCGGAAATTCAAACTCTATACTTGACATGTATAGGGTAGCAACTCTGTCTCAAACCAGAGCCTCGGGAGTTCCTCCCCGAATAATCAAAGTTAAAACTTTGGAGAAAATTCGCAAGGTTCTTAGAACTCCTTGTGATATCGAGGTCTACAATAGCCTCTCTAGGCCTCTTAACGAGGCTATACACTTCTCCGTTCTGGAGATTTTATCTCACATCAGTGAGAAAGATCGTAAAGATCTTTTTATGGATTGCATTCGCCAATCCAAGATATCCCTCAGCGATTCCGCTGAGTTTAGTACTCCCACCTCTGAAGGTGGGAAGCTGGAGGCTGCGCGTGCAGCCCTGCATTCGTCTGAATCGATCGACGAAGTGAACCTTTTTAATGGTTCTTTAACTGGTAATAAAATTACCAAGGCACAAGGAAGTATTGGAAACTTCCTTTTTCACTGGGCATTGAACCAGTTTCGAGATCGTTCAACGATCTATAGTCGCGGACTTATGGACGTCCGGATTAGCCTAGTTGCTGAGCTAGGTAAGTACCGTGGAATCACGGTATCAACATTGCAACATGCGTTGCTTTTACATCCCCTGTCTCATATAGGGTTGAAGTTTTTAGAATGCTCGCCTGAGCATCGTTCTGGTGTTAAAGCCAGTAATCATGCGTGGAATTTTTTCACGCGTATGTCGGGTTCTAACCCGGCCGCGGAGTTTATTTTTGGCAAAGGCTCAAAATATCTCCTTTCCCTTGATTGGGAAACAGCCACAGACTTCTGTGACCATCATATAGCTCGCGCTATATTGAATAGATCATTCCGTATGATCGGGGTACCCGATTGGTACCGTGACACGTGCGTTTTCGCACTGACTTCCCCTCGACGTGTTGTCGAGAGAGATGGATCTCTTTGGTTCACAAAGAGAGGTGTCCTCATGGGGGACCCTGGAACAAAATTCCTGCTCCATTTATATCATCCGATATCGCGTCGGATGGCTGCAACTGCCCTAAAGCAGTTAGAAGTTTACCTACCTTCACAGGTAGTTGGGAGTGATTAAATCACTCATTAAGTTTTTCCAGATGCGGAATATGGAGTTCTGCATAAGCCATCAAAGATGGCTGTACACCCCCACCGCAAGGTGGAACCTCTTCAGGTTTTTTTTGATCAAAAAAAA